TTGTTCTTAAACAAAATATCTTCTCTAGTTTGCCCAAATTCATGAGGTCTAATACTACCTGTATTACCGCTAAATTTATATACTTGTCCTTTGTACATGTTTGATCTCCTTGTAGTATTTACTCAATAAAATAGGCCCCGTAGGGCCTATTTGTTAATTTTATAAAGTCTTTATAACTTAGCTGAAGCTTAGGTTTGCAGTTGTGACTGCAACTTTGCTTAGGTAGTCAGCTGCATTACCAAGAGATGAAGCTGTGTTGTTTAGCTCAACATATCCATAACGAGTCATAAATGATACAACTGGTTCGAATGTGTCTGGGTCAAGTACAACACCGCTTGACATCAATGGGATGTATGGGCAGTAGAACGCTGCTGCGTCTGATTCTGATGTACCTTTGTAGCCTACAAGAACATCGTCTGATGTTGCATATGTGTTTACATATACTTTCATTGCGTTGTTCAATGTACCAACTAGTTTTGTGTTAGTTGGTGCTTCAAATGTTCCTTCAGTTGTTCTTGCGAACGCTGAAGTTGTTGCTGATTGCAAGATTGTCAATACAGTTGGTGAAACAACAGCCCAGTTGCCTGCGCCTCTGCGTGTACGCTGAGCAATTAGGTTTGACACTTTGTTAATTTGAACTGCAAGTGCTGCATGTTCGTCACCAACAAATGTTGCTGTACCTGATACGCCTGCTTGGTTGTATGTTTCAGCTGCTGTGCCTGCCAATGATGTTAGGCTTGCAATTACTTCTTGATCGATCTCAGCAGTAATCTCTTGAGCAAGTGCTGCCATGATTTCTGCTTCCACGTCAATACCGTGTTGCGACTGAGCGTCCTGTGCTGCCTCAAATGTCCAACGTGCTGATAGCTTACGTGATTTAGCTTCAACAGTTTGTTTCAAGATCTGGATGCTTAGTCTGTTGCCAGCTGCACCTTCAAGTGCTGATGTTGTTGCTGCTTTGTCGTCAGCTGCACCTGAATAACCTTCAGCGATTTTGAATGGGCTTAGTGCCTCATCGCCTGCGGTTGTGTCTGTTCCACTTGTTGAGTTGAATGCATCTGCATAACGTACTCTTAGTGTGTGGATTTGACCAACTGGACCAGTCATTGGCTGAACGCCAACCAACTCGTTAGCAATAACGGTTGGCATAACACGTCTGATCACTGGAAGGATCACACGGTTTAATGTTGCGACATTACCAGCAGAAGTAGCACCAGCTGTTGCGGTCTCCATCAAATGCTTACGAGTATTTTCAAGAGTTGTTTCCATAACAGCTTTTTTGTTGCCTGCAAGGCCTTCAGTCAAGGCACCTTTTGTCTCCTGCCAGCGACTTTCTAATAGTTCTGACATTTTCTTCTCCTTATATTCCAGCCAAACGCTTAATGTCTACGACATTATGATCGCTTGGTGAGTTAGAACTTTGTATTTCTTTATTGCCTGTAATTTCTTTTGCCTCTGTGAGCTGTGCCTTCTGCTTCGCTGGACTATGACCATCAATAACCGATGGTAGATACTTGTCAAATGCAGAACGTAGTTTTGCAGTTTGAACTGATTCCAGTAAGTCTGTCATAATGTCTTTTTGGTCCTTGCTTAAAGGTCCAATAAGTTCGTTCATTACTTTTGAACGTTCTTGAGCTTCAACTAGACGCTTAACTTCAGCATCTTTCGCTTCTGCAATAGTTTTAGCTTTTACAGCTAAATCTTTCGCTTCTGCAATTTGTTTGTCTTTAGCATCAACAACTTTCAATAGTTTTTTGGTTTCTGATTTTTCATTTAGGTGTGAGCCCATGTATTCGTTAGCGAATGCTTCGAAAATCTTTCTACCAAAATCATTTTGACGTGCTGAGTCAATATCTTCTTTAAGCTGACTAATTTCGCTGCGTAGAGCTGAGTCAACTGTTTCTGAAATTGCTTTAGCACTTCTTTCGATAAAGTCTTTACGTACTTTTTCGAAGTGTGCCTTACCTTCACGTACTAAACGTACTTTTGTTTCAGCAAGGTCTTTTTTATCTTCATTAAACTCTGCAATTTCTTTTGCAAGTTGTTCAACAACAAATTCTTCAAGCACGGTAAACTTGTTAGCCATTGCTTTTTGGTCTTCGTGTAGTTCTCCAACCTCTTTAGCTAATGTTTCTGTGACAAACTGACTCATCAAGTTTGCATTTTCCTTCATAGCTACTGCATATTTTGCTTTTTGTTCAGCAAGTTGCTTACGGTCTTCTGCAAACTCAGCCATTTCCTCTGATAACTTTTCAGTCATCATAGCGTCAATAGCTTCAATCATCACACCTTTGTCGTGCTCATATTTTTTTGCAAATTCCTCACGAAGTTCACTAGTGACAGCTAGGCGGTTTTCTTGTACCTTACTGTTCCAAGCTTCTTCAATTTCTTGTTTCATTGCTTCTGAAATTACATCGCTTTCTAAAAGGGATTTTAGTGCTTCCATTATTTTCTCCTCTATTGGAGCCTGTCTATTATGTTTAATAGACTCTCTGCAATGTATTTTTGTGCCTTAGGATCGCCTTGAACTTCTCTACTTGTGAGAAATGCCTTATATCCGCCCTTTTCGTTCATGATATGCTCATAAATTGGAGTTGGATATGCACCAGGGGCGCTGGGCTGAGCCACAACGTCCACAGTGATTATTTCAAAACCTTGGACATTACCTTGGTTGTCAACTTCACCAGAGCCCCTTGATGAAACACCTAGCTTTACGCCGCTTTCTAGCATTGTTTTAACTAGTTGTCCCATTGGAGTTGGTAAAATTTTTAATTTTCCATAACCGTTTGGGCCATCCATCCACATATCTGTGATTAAATGGCTTACACGATCTAGATTAATGTTAAGTCCTTCAGGATGGTCAACTTCACCGCATACTGAGTATCCGTTAGCTATCTGCTCATTGAGCGTGGTGACAGCCCTGCCAATTTCTTCTACTGGATAGACACGCTTATTTGCGTTCAATACTCCACCCTGGATAAAGATTCCCTTCATGTGAAGATCTTTACCGCCTGTAGGATTTTCAGCAGACTCAACGACCATTCTAGCTTGGTCAAAACTCAGACATTCAGTTAATTGAAACATCTGAACTCCTTACTTTGCTCTCTTAGGAGCACCATTTAAAGGTGAGCCAGCGCCTTTATCAGCTGATTCTGGTTTACCTTTTTTCTCGGCACCGTGGCCGGGTTGTGACTTCATTGATTTTGAAGCCTTACCGCCTGGAGTGTTTACATTCCCTGCGTTATCTTCTTTTGGTGCTGATGCGCCTGTTCCGCCTTTTTCATCTGCTCCACTTTGTGCGATGTTTGACGCTGTGCCGCCCATGTCGTTTGCACCTGCTACGATCGACTTGGTGTTAGCACCGTTGTCGCCCATTTTTGGTGTAATTTTTTCAACATACTCACGCATTTCTTCGCTTGCTGTTTTTGGTGCTTTTGACTCTTCAACTTCTTCATCTGCTGCTTCGTCTACTTCTTCATCTGTAGCTTCGTCAACTTCCTCGTCTGCTGCTTCTTCAACTTCTTCGTCAGCTTCGAATGCCATTGCTTCTTCTTCTGGATCTTCATCGCCTGGCTCTTCGTCACCCATCATTTTTTCAAATTCTGCTTTTAATGCTTCTAGTGCATCTTCTAGATCAGCCATTGCTTCTTCTGGACCTTCGGCTCCTTCTTCGTCGTCGCCTTCGTCATCCATATCCATGTCGCCACCTTCTTCGTCGCCACCTTCAATGTCTTTCATCATGTCCATTGCTGGATCTGCTTCCATTTCTGGCTCATCTAGTCCAAACATTTCGTCTAGATCGTCATCTGATTCGTCTAGGTCTTCGTCGTCTGACTCGTCAACTTCTTCGTCAGTTGCTTCATCTAGATCTTCGTCGTCTGACTCGTCAACTTCTTCGTCAGTTGCTTCATCTACTTCTTCATCAGTAGTTTCATCAACTTCTTCGTCGGCTTCATCTAAAATGTTTTGATAAATTTCTCTTGATTTTTCTACAACGATTTCGTGGAATAGTGCTTCTGCGCCATCACGGTCCTCGTTAACTAGTTTTTCGAGCATTTCCTCGAATTTTGTTTGATCAGTCATGTCATTCTCCTTTATTGTCAAGGCTGTCTATTATATTTACACTTTATAGAAAAAAGTACGCCGAAATAGGCTCAAACGAGCCAATTTTGTACGCACTTATGATAATTTTAAAGATTTCTTAAATTTTTCTATTGTAATATGTCTTAAATTATCGTGTCCTTCTAAACTTTTTGGAACAAAAAAACCTTCTTCAGGTACTACTCTTATATATCTAATTTTAGGATTTTTTTGAATTACACTTGCTGTTTGTCTCTCCCAATTTCCAAAATAAGTTGCTCTATCATTGATGTTTTTATAGTTTTCAGTGCCTGCATACACATTATTAACTAATTCATTTCTTACGCCAAGCCCTTGGTAATCAAAACCAAGAATATATATTTCTTTTGGTTTTTGTTGACTTGCAAAGTTTAATGCTGTAGGTCCACTACTCCATCCAAGATTAGGCTGAAATAAGTTAATATCTTTTACACTTCTACTGTATTTGTTAGGATTTGTCCACACAGGATGTTTATGTTGATATCCAGCTGTTGATATCTCTCTAATCATTTTAGTATCCACTGCTATTAGATAATCAGGAATAAACTCTCTATACAGAGCATTACAACCGTAAATAGTTCCAAGAGGACGTAGTTCTTCTAAAATTAAGCCTTTTCTACTGGTTCCGTTGCCTAATACAAAACATACATCAGTTTGTTTAATTTGATGATTTGGTCCTGGGCTAATAGGAGGAGGCGGTGGCTTTGGTATTTCTCTTACCCGTGCATGAAGTTTAGCTGCTTGATTTTTTGCTGCTTTTTCTTCTCTTTTTCTTGCTTTTCTTTGAGCTTTAGTTTCGCCAGGAATATAAACTTTGGGCAATATTTGACTCCTATGCTACTGCTTCTTCACCACCTTGAGCAGCTAGTCCATACATTGCCCTAACATATTGTAAGTCTTTTTCAGCTTCTCTCTTATGAGCATCGTCTGCTCTACGTGCTCTGTTTATATCTTTTAACGTAAGTCTTGTTTTTCTTGTGTCATCCATAGAAATAGGCGTTTCATCGTCGTCAGCGATGTATCTTTGGTCCTCTTTGGGTTCCATAGTCTGTTTATCAAAATAATATAACTCACGTAGTATCATAGTATTATTTATGCCTCTGTTGCAGTATCATCTGCTCCTAATGCAGTTTCGTCACCACCTGCGGTAATGTCGTCGGTTTCTACTTCATCACCTTCGGTATCATCTAAATCATTAGTAATATCACTTCCGGTAATGCCTGCGTCTCTTAGCTGAGCTGCTGCATCAACATCGCCTGCGCCAAAGAATTCGTCATTTTCTTCACGCCATAGTCTTTCGTTTTCTGCAATCTCTTCTTTGCTGAGTCCTAAGAAACGTTGTAATGCAAATCTATTGGAAATAAACGGAATTTGTTGCATTTGAGCAAATGTACTAATCCTATTGTTGTCAAGCTCTGCTTGTCTATAGCTGGCAAAGTTTTGCGGAGGTTGCAGTTTTAAATCGAACATAGCAACATCGACGTTGATTCCTTTTTGACTCAAATATAATTTAAATTCGTTGTTGAAAACGTCGGTAATCATACTCTGTAAGCGTTCGCAGTAGTTATTGAAACGCAATTCTTGAATGTATGCTGTGCCTACTCGTCCATCGTTGTATTGACTTGCACTGTCATCTGCTCCAGTTGGCAAGTAAGAACTAGGTATGCGTAAGCCACGTAATAATTTGTTAGTAAAATACTTTAAATCGTCAATTTCGCCTAAGTTTGTTCCGCCTGGTAGTGTCTCAACTTTACTGCCGCGGCCTTCAGCAGTCTGAGGAAAGAAGTAATCTTCGTTGATTGACAGAGGATTATAACTTGAGTCTATGACTGTTTGGCCACCTCCTGTCTTGGATGGGATTCTTCTTTGGTGAATTTCCGTTTTAACACGCTCCACAAACTGCATAGCAAGGTGTGAAGGCATGTTGCCCACATCAACGTAGAATACTCTGCGCTCTGGCGCACGTTGGACACGATAGATAATAATCGCATCTTCAAGCAGTTCTTTTTGCTTGTATACTTTGAAAATGCTTTCAAGCAAACTATTACCAAAAGGGAAGTTTTGGTCTAATCCTTCGCTCATTGACAAGTGAACCACATGTTGTGCATCAACTGCTGTTTCATTGGCTTCATTGCCAAATCTGCTGTTGTTGCTGTCAGGTGTTCTGCCTGTCATGTATTTTTGATCAAGTGTTTGATAGCCAGCGCCGCCGCCTGGGCCATATGCTTGATTTGTGTTAATTTTAGTTGCACTCAATGCTTCAAAGGCAATGTTTATGTCTTTCACAATGTATTGTTCAGGACGCTTGCCTTGTGACTCATTGACAATAATTTTTGTGACGTTAGCAGGATCAACGTGAAACCATTTTTTTGTTTCAGGATCTCTAATAAAGAACTGATCACCAAACTTAAACACGTTTCTAATAATTTTAAAGATACGTTTTTCAAATTCTTGTATTTTGCACCACTGCTTGAGATACTGGCCAATTACTTGAACTTCAGTGTTAGTTGGTGCTTTGTTGAATACTAATTTAAATGGAGTTTGATTTTCTTTGTTTTTCTGCGAACAGAACTCTGCAAGTATGTCAAGAGCAGCATTTACTTCACTGTCGTTGTCCATGGTGTTGTATTGACCATAGCGTTCAATACGGTTTGGTGAACCAACATAAACGTCTGGTAAGTGCGAACTATAATTTGCCGCCGCCGGACCTACTCCTTGGCCTTTATTAAAGCTAAAAGGCGAGTAGCTGCCGCCAACATTCATACTTGTGGCTACTGGAGTAAAATGTTTTTTCCAACTCATACTGTTAACGCACCTTTCAAGAAGTCGTTGCTAATTCCGCGAACACCGCGGTTTGTTTGATTTGTTGCTGCTAATAATTGCATGGTAGTAGTATTTAACCGATTTATGGCAGCAACTACATCAGACTGACGAGTCATATTAGCTTCACCTGCTGGTACAATTTGTTCTCCTCTGTGAACATATTGATATCCATCTTTTTGTTCAAAAGGATTTCCTGTTGCTCTTAATGTGCCAACTCTTTTAGTTGGTATTGCTGCATTTAGTTGTCCTAATAGTTCTAATGCTTGAGGACTAATAGTTCCTTCCCTATTTTGTCTACGAAGTGCTGTTAATGCTCTATCTAAATCACCTATGTTTCTATTTGAACTAAACGGATTTGATACATTCATCATGTTTGCTTTCAAACCGCTTGCAGCAAATAGTTTATTAACAAGATCTTGACCGCCAACATCTTCTACCCTAGTCAGTCCTTTTAATATTCCTAGATCATCAAAATTGAATAATCCATCGCCTTGAATATCTTTTAATATTGTTTCTGCTCCAGCACTATCAGGTGTACCAGAAACTGATTTTCTTGCACCTTCTCCAGTGACTGCTGTTTTGGCAGCTGCTACTGCTGTACTGATCAATTCTGGTATTCTTACATTTATAACATCTAAAATTTTATTTGTCAAGTCTGTGACTAGTGTTGATAATTTTTGTGTAAATGTTTCGCCTGGAGACATACCTAAAAAGCTACGCAAACTAGTATCAACACTATCTGTAAGTTTCTTAAATATATCTTGTACCGCTGTTGTGACGTTTGTAATAAACCCTTGGTCAGCTGTTAGGTCTGTAAAAATTTTCTTTACTGAAGCACTAACATTTGCAATAAAACCTTCGTCTCCGGTTAAATTTGTAAAAATGTCAGTGATACTTTTTGATACATTGCTTACAAACGTTCCGTCTGCTGTTAATTTTTCGTAAACACCTTTGATACTATTACTTATACTAGTTGTAAAATTACTTGCACCGTCGCCACTAAATGCCTTTGCAATGCCATCTGTAATTTTTTTAAGTATGCCGCCTGCTCTTTGTCCTCTGTTAGTACCGCCAGGTTCGCTTTCAATAGGACCTAACAAATAGTCAGCAATAGCATTACCTGCTTCCGTGACTTTGATTTTTAGAAATTCTAAAGGTGTACCGCCATCTGCACTGAATTTATTAAAATCATCTATGAATGCTTGCAAAGGTGTAGTAATGTTATCAACAAACCATTTATCAACTGTTGTTGTAAAATTTTTAATTCCTGTACTTGCATTAGAAAACGCACCGCCTTCGCCTTGTTCACCAAACAATTCTTTAAATGTAGTAGACAGACTGTTGCCAATTTTTTTCAAAGATTGAAAAGTTTCACTGTTCAAAAACGATTCTGTGATAAATGATGACAATCTTGATATTGCATCTGAAAATCCTGCAAACAGTTCTGTCAGTTTACTACGTTGTTCTTGTTCTTTTTCTGCTGCATCAGGATCAATGTTTGCCATTGCTCTAAAAGCAGGCATAGCATCAAACAGTGCAGCCAAAGGACTACCTTGTGCTCGCAATGCTCTAATCTGTGCCGGATCCATTGCTGCGACAGTATTACCAATTAGAGGACCAAGTTGCTGCATGTTTCTTAGGAATTCAGTATTGCTCATACCTTCCATGTTTCTAATCAAGTCAACCATCTGTTGACCAGCAGCACTTTGACTCAAACCTATTTCTAATTGGCTACCACGCAGTCCGCTTGCCATGTCCATAATGTCGCCAGTGAAACCCGGTAAGAAACTTGCAAGGCTTGCCATGTTGCGTTCTAGTTGTCCTGCGCCATCAGCACTTGCTCTTGCTTGCAATGCTTGGAATGCTGCACTATTTTGCAGTTCGCTGGTTTGGTTTAACAGTTCTTCTCTGTTTTTACCTGTTGCTTTTGCAAGCAAGTCAATTTCTTTTAGATAGTTTGCACTACCTTCAATCAACTCTGCATTGCTCATGCGTTGCAACAATCCTTGGCGTTGCATGTTGTTTGAATAAGACAAAAAGCCTTCGTTGATATCTTGGGCAGTAAATCCTAATTGTAAAAGTCTTTGTCCAAGATCACTTTGACGAATACCTTTTGAAATTTCTGAAAAACGTTTTGCACCGTCTGTGACTGTGCCGCCTAGCATTCTTAACACTTCACTGTTGCCAGATATAGTTTCATAAAACTGTGTCATAGCCATGCCACTAGTTGCAGCAACTTTGTTCATTTCAAAAATACTGTTGCTGAATCCTGCGCCAACTTGGCTTAGTTCTCTAAACTGGTGTGTGCTTTGGTCAGCATATTCAACAAGTCTTTGTAGTGCGCTGTTGCTGCCTAAGATGTATTTGCTAAAGTCGCTAACACCACTAACACCGTGTTGCAAGACACTAGCATACTTGTTAAGTCCTTTTCCAGCAAGGTCAGCTGCTTTGCCAAGCAGTCCGAGTTCTTTTGTGCCTTTCGCAACAGCATCGTTGTGTGCTTTGCGTAGTCTAGCTTCAGCTTGAGATGCAGCATTTGTGTTTCTCTGCATCGATCTTGTCAGTTCGACAAGTCTCATCAGAGTAGCTTCGCTGGCTACACCGTCTGGTCCACCTACATTTCTAATTTCTGTTTCAGCCACTTTTGGTTCCTAAATTAACTACGCACTTAATTATATAAGGTATATACTGTATAAGTTATTTATCCGGAGAAAATTATGAGCGAAATAACAGCAAATCCGCTGATGAAACATTTTCGTCAGCCCAAATTGTTTATTGATTTACCAAGTAAAGGTTTGTTCTATGCACCAGGATCGCTAGAAAAGACAGAAAACAATCAATATGCAGTTTATCCTATGACGGCAAAAGACGAGATTATGATCAAAACGCCTGATGCATTGCTCAACGGACAAAGCACGGTTAATGTAATTCAAAACTGTGTGCCTGCTATCAAGAACGC